GCCTTGGCCGATTTGAACTTGCATATCGTGAAAAGCAACTTTAAGGCGAGCTACTTTGCCAGCATAAGTGTCTGCAGCGATAGCAGCATCGCCCTTGAACATGGCGGTAAGTTTCTTTTGAATTAAACCAAAGTCTTTAGAAGCTAAGTCAGCTTTTGTTAAGCCTGTGGCAAGTCGGCCAAGGGCGGCGGTGTTTCCACCATAAGCCTTGCCCAAAGCCCCTGTAACGGCCGTTAAATCCTTACCAGTACCTGCTGAAATATCTAAGGCTAATTGGGATAGATTCTGAGCAGCACCCAAATCATGGGTATAGCGAATAAGTGTCTGAAATGCCGGGATTAACTGTTCTTTGGTTATTCCATAAGTTTCTGAAAGTTTGGTTATAAAGTCATTAGCTGCTGCAGAATCAAAACTTAAACCTAAGTCTTTTAGTGTTTGGTCAAGAAGTGCCAAAGCCTTTTGGTCATTCATAAAGGCATCAAGAGAAGCCTTACCAAATGCATAAACCTTTTCGGCAGCAAAAAATCCAGTTAAAGTCTTCGCGGCTTTATTTGCTAATTTTTCAAAACTAAAAACCTGAGCTTGGGCTTCCTTAAGAGCTTTGCCCTGAAATGAAGTAACAAAGTTAATGGCTACATTTTCTTGAATTGCCATTAGGCGGCCTTCCTTAATTGTGCCACGAAATCAACGCGGGCTTTGTCTAGAGCTTTAAGAATGGCATCTCGGGTCTTGCCTTTATCCTCTACGGCTGCGCGGAAGATAATGCGACCAGCCATTTTGCGAGTTTTGCCATATTTTTCAAGACCACCGATTTCATGATCTAAAACGTTAATGAAATGAGAACCGGCTCTAGGGTTATTGCTTTGAGAGTTAGGGGAGCCACCAAGGCCAGATTTACGGCCAGCGGTTTCAATGATTTGCCCAGCGGCTGAACGGTTGATGAGTGAGTAATAACTTACAAAGCCATTGGAATTGCGCTTTGTTGCACCCATACGGGTAACGATTCCCTTTTTGACCTCTTGAGCATCAAACCGCGGAAAGGCGCGCGCTTTAACCCGTCCCTTATGAGGCTTGCCATCAGATTGAAAATTGCGTAATCCTGCGCCTAATGATTCAGGCACTAATGCTCGGGATTTCTTTTGAATGTCCTTAAGCGCGCCACGAATTTCAAGGTTCATGGACTTATAAAGCGCAGGGTCATATTTGGCAAGTGCGCGCCGGAGCTGCTTAATGTCGCTGAGCTCTACGGGCATTTGCTTCGATTTCCTTCTGCTGGTCGTTGAGAACCTTAATCATCCCGTGAAGGAAGATAGGATCCATTTCTAATAATTCTCTAGGCGAAATACCCGTCTTTATAGCTAATGCTGAGATTAGATAAGTNAGNGTATTTCGCTCTATCCATTTGGGACTGCGTCCTCGATAACATCAACTTTAGCCAATGTCTCAAGGAATGATGCCCCAAATGTCGGTACGGTTTCGCCAGACCTGCGAATGCACTCCCACGCTAACCAATAAACATCTGACTGCTTTTGGTCTTCGAGAAGTGCCTTCGCAAAGCCTTTCTTGGCATAGAGTTCAAAAGCCCACTCGATTACTGGAGTTATCGGATAAACCGCTTCTTCCCCAGTAGCCCTTGTAATCTTTAGTGAAGCCAATTTAATCTCCTTAGAATGAACCTGTTGTCGCTACTGTTACAACTGAGTTAATGGTGAAGGTAATGTCCTGTGTGGAAATGTCCCCTACTGCGCCGTTAATATCGGTTGTCTTGTTAACGAGAATTGTACCTGTATAAAGTGGGTTTGTTGCTGATACTGCGGTTCCCTTAGTCTGGAGAAGGGTGAATGCCACAGAGGTTCCCCATGCTGCCTGAAGGGTAGCAAGGACCGATGCTGCTGCATCATCGTTCAAGAATGAAAGAGTAAGAGTAGAAGATTCAAGGCCCTTAACGAAGCGGTGAGAGAAATCGCCCATGGCGGTTACTTCTAGCTCGTCGAATTGGCGGTTGAGGGTAATGCTTTTGACGTGGTCAGAGAGATCAACTGTGTTGATTTTAACCCCGACTTGGTTGTTTAGAAATACTGCCATTTTTTATTCCTCGTCTTTCTTTGGTGTTGACTTTGGGGTTTCTACGATCTGACCGACCTTCTTAAGAAAGGCGAGGTCTTCTGGAGAAAGGTCGCTCATATTTAGCTCCAACTGGTAATGAGGGAAATAGTCATTTCTGACACAAGCATTTCTGCTGCTCCCGCGCTGAGTACGGATGGGGTGGATATGTTGCCAATTTTAATATGCAAAGTATTATCGTTGGCGAACTTATTAAAGACACCAACGAGCATGTCTTCAATTCCATTAAGGTTTCCAAGATTGTCGAAAAGTGGAACCACCATCGTTATCTTGAAATTTGCTGAGGGGCCTACTGTGTTGAAGTCATTGTTAGATGGCTCCAGCATGGGGTCGTCCCAAGATACATAAACAGAGTTGGGCAGAAGCGTGGCAGGGATATGGTCAAAGACCTGCCACGCTTCTGGGTTACTGAGAACTCCTGCGACTGTGCTGCGGAGAGTCGTGACGGCGACTGTCATCCCAGCATTCCTCGTGGGTTCCGGTAAGGCGCAAGTAATCCTGATACGCGACTAAGAAGCGATGCTCCCATGCGGTATGGCGAAGGACTAAAGTCAGGTGATATGCCTCCAGCGTTATTGGTCTGACGTGCTTGCCAAATATCTACGGCAATCATCATGGCAGCTTCACGGATAAGAGGTGTGGTGGCATAAGTGCTTGCTCCACCATCTTCTGTGCCTTCAACAGTTCCGTATGGAACTACGAGGTGATATGCCTCATCGTCTGGCATATCTGGATTGTCATAAGAAATGATGGAATAGCCACGAGGAAAATTGAGACCATTGAAAGGAAAGAAAGTAAAGTAAGGAAATGAGCCAGAACCCGGAGTCCATGGGAAGGTTGCATCAATTTGATAGGATCCGTCNTATTTGTTACCAACGCCGCTGACTGTTACGAATTGACCAGCCGTAAAAGAGCCGCTTGTGGAAAGGACTAAATAACACTTCCCNGANTAAATACCNGAGCCGGCAACTGGATACTTGTTATACCAAAGTTGCTTCTTAATAAGGTCTTCTGCTGATTGACAGACTTCTTCAACGACGGAGTCGCTATAAAGCGTGCCGATACCAAGGTTGGTACGGAGCTCTGCAACTGTTACGAATGTCGCTGCCATGTTCTGTCCTTTCTAGGGGAGAACCCCCGCCAAGGGCTACTAAGCGGGGGTCTCCGACTTATATCAGAGTTACGCTACGTTGAACTTACGGATACCCTTTGCGTTCTTCACAACGAGTGAGCCNTAGCCGTAGATTGCAGTCTGAACTTCCATGTTGCTGACGTTGTTGACTGAGAAGTATGAAGTTGGGGACTCATACCAAGTAACTGCATCAGGAACGATAATNAATGCTGAGTTATCNATAGTTGTAGCAACTGCTTGATAATCAACGTAGAGATCCAAGCCAAGNACGTTGCCCTTGATTGCGCCTGGGTTAGATTCTCCAGCTGCGTTCCATGGGTTCACNGCGTTGTAGATTGGACGGCCTGTAGTATCGACTGCGCCCATCAGGGTNCTCCATTGNNNGATNCCAGCGAGGTAGTTCTTAGCGAAAGAAGAAGTTCCAGCGTATGCCAAAGCAGATTCAGTNGATACGAAGTCGATGATTCCTGCTGAGTCAGCTGAGTAATTCTTTGTTCCGACAGTTCCACCAGAAACAAGGCCAGCGAGGATTGCTGCATCGATTGACTTGAGGTAAGCCAATTCCATTTGCTTTGCAAGCTCGTCGAAGAATACTGGGTTAGAACGCTCAAGGAGTTCAAGTGTGATGGTCTGTTGACCAGCGTACTTGGAAACTGTTCCTGTNATGTATTGAGTTTCCATACCTGTGTTAGAAGGTGTTCCGGCTTCTGAAGTNGCTGCAACTGTTGGAGCAACGCCTGAACCGCCNCCTGCTGAGGTAACNAGAGATGGAATCTGGAATGTCATACCAGAAGTTGGAAGTACGCCACGAGAAACTGCATCGCGAGCAGGTGCTCCGAAACGGTTGTTGACGTAGAGTTCCTTCATNTATTGAATAGGGTTGAATGCAGGGTTTGTTGTTCCGATTGAGTCGGCTGCTGCNCGAACTACTGCTGGGTCTTCTGCTGCTGCGATCCATTCGCGAGCATCNAGGTCACCTTGTGAAGCCTTAATCTTGTTCTCGACGTAGCGACCCATTGAGTCGATTCCGTGGCGAACAGATGACGTGATATATGGCTGTGATGCCTTGATTGTTGGGCGTGAGGCTTCTGCCGCTACTGGAGCTGCTGCTGCCTCTGTTGTTGCGGCTGGAGTGTTTTCCACACTTGCCTCACTTTCTGTTTGGGTTTCGGATTCTTCT